TCGTGGGCCACGTCGGCTGCGAGTTGCCTGTCAGCCACGCCCTCGTACCACTCCTCAAGCGGCTCGCCTCGGGCCTGGGCCTCGTGGCGTGCCTCAACTGCTCGACGCAGCATGGAGTTCCTTTCCTCAATCGTCATCGACATTGGCATCCTTTCGGCAAGAAAAACTGCATCGTATTTGCAACCTCAAGCCGACCGCACCGTGCCGTCGCCCATGACTCGGTAGTTGTTCACGTCAAACGCCCCACGCTCGTGAACGGTGCAGACAGCGAAGCCCCAGTTCCAGCGGTTAATGCGTGCGTAGTCTGGCCGCAGGTCGCAGAGGCACCCGGTGCTCCACGTTGCCGTCTCGTGGTGCCACATATCGGACTCGGCATGGTTGCTCGTCCGGTGCGAGTGCCCGACGAGGCACGTCGAGAGCGTCCGCAGGAAGGCACCGCGAGCCACATTCACGGGGGCCGCCATGCCGCTGGGCAACTCATGGCCGTGCAGCACAGGAAGCTTGCCGAGCATCACGGGCCGTTTGTCTTCAACGAGCGTCACGTTGTGCTTGTCGAGATCCAACCACGCCCCAAGGCTCATGCGGGGGTCGTCGCTAATCTCGGCGGCGTGCTGCCATAGCCAGTGCGACCACCGCTCCTCATGGTTGCCGAGTTTGTAGACGATCGGGATGCCGGGGAACTCCTGACGCATGTAGGCGATGAAGTGCCGCACCGCCTCGAGCTCTGCCTTGAAGTCCCGCTGCGTCGGGTCTTTCATGTAGCGGCTGATCGCATAGAAGTCTGCAATGTCGCCGTTGAGCAGCAGACCGGCAAGGTTTTGATCCTTGAGGTAGCCGACTGCCGCAGCCACCGCGATCTCCGAGTGATAGGGCACGTGGACGTCGGAGATGATGCCGACAGGCCCGGTGACTTTCATGACGTGCGGCGACCAAGACTGAGCCATCGACGGTGGCAGCGAAACTTCGCCGGCCTTTCGCTTTGGCCGTGGCGATACTGCCTTGACCATCTTGCGGTTCTTGACGCCTTGAACGCCAAACTGACGAGCGATACGCATGCGTGCCTGGTGTAGCGTGATCGCACCGTTGGCCTCGCGTACGAGGCGGCGAGCGAGCGTGCGAGTGGCAGCGTCTGGGTGCAGGCGGCACAACCTCCTGGCCATCGCCGTGATTGGATCAGCTGCGGGCATCACTGGTGCTCCTTTGGCGTGACGTCGTACAGCATCTTGAGAACCCTTCGCTGTACCCTTGCGAGCTCAGTGACCGCTTCTTCCGAGATGTTTGGACCGAGAGCCGCATGAGCGAGCTCGTGCAGGATCGTCTCGACGCGAGCCCAGCCACGGAGCTTCTCGTCAATCAGCAGGCGAGGACGCTTGGCGTTGTCGAAGAACGTCCAGCCAGCAGCGTCACCGACGAGCTTGGTAAATCGCAGCAGCCAACGCCGGCCGTCGATCGTGATGTGGTGGTCGTCGGGCACGGTACATCCTTTGCCCGAGAGTGTGCGTTGGCGGTCAACTCGCGGCGGCAGACTCGCCGGGTGGCAGGCCGAGGTACTTGTGGCCGAGCTCGTTGAGTGCCTCGGCCCGCTTGGAGCAACCGCACGGCTTGCCGATCACTTTGCTGACTCGCTCCTCGGTGATGCCAAACGCAGCCAATCCTGCTTTCACGATGTCTCCCAGTCCCTTCGGCGGCGTGTAGCCAGGCCGAGGCGTGCGAGGATAGGTGGGGTGGTCAACGTCCACCTCATACCACCCGCCGCCGAGGTCTTGAGTCAGGCACGGGCGGATCTCGTCTGCGGTGTAGCCACGCTGGGCCGCTCGAGCGAGAACGTCACGAAGGCGAAGTTTCATGGAGCCCAGTTCACCTCGCACTCAATGACACACCCGTCTGGGCAACACTGACCGTCAGGAAGGGTTGTGCTTTCAAGCAACACAGGCTCATTCAGGCACTCGTTTATGGTTAAATCGTAGTAGCAGTCTGCCGTTCTGGTCACGTTAGGGTCTGTGATGTCGCTGAGACTTAGGTTAATAAAAAAATACATTGATCGCAGGTTACACGTACAAGAAAAAGCTCCAGCAGTGTCAAACGTAAAATAGTTATAGGTAAACGCCTCGCCGTAACCATTGTCTCGTCGCAAGCATGTGCCAGTGGCAGTGCCATTTCCTGCTCCTTGCCCAGCGGTAAACTCTGGCTCAATGCCGTTTGCCCAATCCGAAGCGGAAGCAGTCGCCGACACACCGCATACAGTAAAAGTAATGGTTACATCATCCCAATTGCACGTCTCGGCCGGCTTGCTGACTATCTGCCCACTGCACGGCTCGCTTCTGTCGGTTTCGGTAATACTGCCGTCATTACCGCAACAGCATTCCGCGCACGCATCTCGTGCTTCAATCCTAAACGTGGCAGACGCACCTAAAACGTGCCCTCGTATTGCAAGATACACTAATTCTCGGTCGCACGGGTCATTCTCGTCAAAGTTTGTAACTTCAAACTCGTCTATATATGTGTATTCGCCGAGTGATGTTGTTTGCCCGTTAGCTGTAATGGTAAAAGGCGTTTGCAAAACCCGGCAATTTGCGGGAGGCGTGTTGCAGTTGCCGGAATCGCCTCTGCAACTTTCGCACGCACTTGGCAGGCTAATGGATCCCGTGCGTTTGATGAAAAGCGTAGCGTCAAGATAGGTTGCGCGGAACTCTACGTCTGCAAACCACCCGCCAGCGGTGCATACCAGGCTTAGCGTTGTTGTAGTTGAATAATCTACAACACAGCCAGGGCACTTATAGAAAACTTGAATGTGCGTAACAGATGCTTCTTGCCGATCAGCGAAAGATTTACTGCCACTAAGGGGTTCCACATAAAACGGGTCATTTGGGTCGCAATCATCTCCTGCATAACACAGGGCATTGCAGAAACCTTCTTCAGCCCAGCCATCTAACGTGAGTGGGTGTAGGCATGGATACAATAGGCCAATAAGAGGCACGCTACTGTTGCCGGGATTGCCACTACCGCAACCAACGTACTGGCTGCAGACGGCAATTTCGCTTGGCTCAACAACGCAGATGCGGTATCGGCACAAATCCGGGCAAAAGCACGGCGTGTCGCAGCAGCAACTTGAAGACTGCGGCAACTTTCCACTTCCGGCTAACGCAAGCTTGCCGTTGTTGAGTAGCAGCGAAAGAGTCATTCCGACTCCAAATATGACGCAACCACCTGGATGCAGTCTGCGGGAGATACTTTCACCTTCAACGTCCCGCTTGGGCCGATGACCAGCGCATTAGCTAACGGGTCAATTGTCTGGGCAGCCGTTATCGACGTGAGCCGAAACAGGTGAACGTCTCCAGATGCTCCGGCCGTCAGCACGTCGCACGAAGCAGTGCTCACTGTGGACGTGTTGCAAATCGTGAGTGACCGCACGATAGCGGTTGCCGATGAGCCAACTACCAACATCGTGAACGTGTTGGTTGTTGTGATGGATTTGGCAGAAACCTTGAATACATCGGCCATAGGTTAACTCGAGAAAAAGGACAGCTGCCCTGGAGTGGCTCTGGCGTTGCAGTTGATCACCGACAAGCTTGGAACGATCAGCCACCAGTTTGTGCCTTCCTTGCCAACCAAACATGTGCCGGATGAGCTCGGATCTGTCAGAGGCCACGTTAGATTGATGGCATTGGCGGTGGCAGTAGGAGCCTGCACAAACGTCACCACTTTCGTAGCTCCGATTTCCCACGCGCCAGAAAACGTGGCGCGTCTCACCATCCTCACTGACATGCTAGGCGTGGGATGCTCAAACGTCAGGCCGGGTTGGCCTCGGTCGCCGCCCTCGACCGTGCGAACAACCTTGGCAATCCGCTGGGCCGCACTCCGCGAAAACGAAACGCCCTTGTCGCCACCAGCTGCTTGGCTGCCGCCGTTGTTTGCGGCCTGGTCGGCCATGGCTCAGCCCTCAAGAATGCTGATCACCAGCTGCGTGCCGGTGAGGTTTGCCTGAGCCGCATAGTTGCCAGCAGCAAGCCGGCCGACTGCGGCCTCGCCGCCCTTGAGCGACACCGTGGGCACCAAAGTGCCCGCAGAAAGTTGACCGAACGACACGGCAGCAGTCGTCACAGTGGACAAGTTGCGAGCGAAGAACATGCCCACGCTGGTGAGCGTGGCAGTGCTGAGAGCCACGGTGCCTGCGGCGTTTGTGCCCGGCGACACGGTAAGCGTGGCCAGCCCCGAGGCACTCATGTCGGACGTGACGCCAGCAGCCACAAACGATTGATTGAGTGCCCCCTTGGCCAGAGTGGCGTTGATGGTGTACGTGATGTCGGGCATGACAATCTCCTAGCTTGGCGGCGTGCCAAAATACTGCGAGAACGAAATGGCTCGGTGGACTCGACGGGTGAGGATGTTGGGCGCTCCGCTTTTCAGTGAGCCGTCCGTGTTCAGTGCCTGCGGATTTGAAGACGGCACCTTGTCGCCGGTGTCCGTGTCAATCACATAAGCACGTTTTTTGGTGCCGCCAGAAATGTAGTTGTAGCCCACGTCTGGCAGCTGCAGCGGCCAGCCGTCAGGGCGATACTCAAGCGTGACTTCGACCTGGAAGTACCGGATCTCGGTTTCGTTGACTACCTCAACGGCTGGAGTGCCAGCGATACCAGAGCACTTCCACGTGTATTCCGGGGAGTTGAGAAACGTGTCGCTGTTGACGGTGTTGGTGACAAGCGTGGCTAACCCGTAATCAAAAGTGGCTCGGTTGCTCGAGATGGACGCTTGCAGCGTTGAGATATCCGTTGTGGCCCCCTCAAAGTAATCCGATGCAGAGTTGGTCAGAGCCTTGAGCGTCGTGTTGTCGTAGTAGTAGAGGGCAGGAACCTGCAGGCCGCTGGTAGACCAACGCCAAATGTCCGGCCTGGCCAACGGATTGGGATCTGCGTTTGCCTGGGCAGGCAACGAGTAATCCCAGGTGACTTCATAGTGCCACCGTGAGCCGTTGTAGTTGCCCACGTTGACGCTCATGGCCCGGCTGTACGTTGCCTCCGGGTGAGGCATTAAGAACTGAACGCCAACGGCATTGACGATGATGGTCTGCGGCGTTTGCGGGGTGTCCACCTCAACAACCCACTTGCGCTGAAACGTCGGCGGCTCGCCAAACTTGCGAGTTGCCGAAACCGTTGGGAGCTCTGCAACGCCGATGACGCCCATTACGCAGCACCTCCAAGGATTTCGACTTTCTGCTGCTGCAAAGCTTTGAGCTCGGCCTTGATCTCGTTGAGCTTCTCAGTCTGCCTGCGGTATTCAGCGATGGCGGGATCTTCGCGGCCTGTCGCCAACGCCAGCACCTGCGAAATGCCTTCGCTTGAGCGGATGTCGTTGGCTTTTAATGCTTCGTTAGATTTGCCGCCTAACGCAGACGCACGATCTGACTGAATCTTTTGAACGTCCTTGGCTTTGTCGTCTATTTCCTCCTGCACGGCAGCCGCTTCCTCTTGCCGCTTCTTTGCCTCAGCGGCCTCTTTTTCAGCTTTGGCTTTTGCGGCCGCTGCGTCTTTTTCGGCCTTGGCTTTTGCGGCGGCTGCCTCTCGGGCAGCTTTTGCCTCCACTTGTTGTGCGTCCCTGGCGGCCTGTCGCGACGCTTTTGACTCGGGCGTCATTCTGTCTCTGGCGTTCTTCACGGCCTTTGACGCTGGACCGTCCGCACCATCGGAATCGTTGCCTCCGTACACGGCACGGGATGCGTATGTACCTGCATTCTTGGCGGCATCGCCCAACTCGCGGCTGTTCTTTTCTGCCTGGGCCGCAGCGTTTTCCTGCATCTGCTTTCCAAACTCTTGCAAATCCTTGCTCACCCACGAGCCCAGCTTTTCCAGAAACGAGCCAAGCAAAGACGAAAGAGCGTTGCCAGCGAGCTCAAACACATTGAACGCCGCCCGCAGTATTTCGCCAACGGCGGAAAACACGTTGCCGGCAAACTCAAATACAGCACCAACTTCCTGCATGGTCACGCCAAAGCCGTCAAACGATGCCAAGGCGTTATCAAAGACACCAGCGAAATATTCAGCGATATCCAGCAAAGCGTTTGTGATGGCATTGGCAATGCCGTCGCCGCCAGAGCCGCTCACGCTGTTGAACGACTCAACCATGGCTAGAATTTCGTTGGCAAGGCTCTCAACCACCGGCGCAAGGTTGCCAACGACCTGGCCGATGATGCCGTCGAATGACGCTCGCACCATGTCAAGCGAGTCATTCATAGAACTAATCGCATCAACTTGATCGGCACCGACTACCGCACCTAGCCGTTTCATGCGGTCTTCAACTTCAGCAAGGTTCTGACTCATCAACGGCAACAACTCAACGCCAGACTTGCCAAAAATAGAAACGGCCGCAGCGGCTTTTTCCGCAGGCGTGGGCAAGGCGGCTATGGCTTTCTGCACGGCCGTAAACTGCTCTTCAGGCGACATGGCCTGAAGCTCTTGAAAGTTGAGCCCGAGCTTTTCAAACGCCTCCGTTTTGCCGCTTTCGGCGGCGTTGCCAATGGCCACCGTAAGTTTCTGCAAAGCGCCGGTTGCGTCCTCGACGCCACTAAGTTTTGCAGCCATCTGCAAAGCCTGCAGCGACTCAACGCTCATGCCAAGTCGTTGTGCAAGATCATTCGTCTGGTCTACAGAGTTGGCAACATTGACGGCATAGTCCGCAACTGCTTTCCCAGCAGACATAAACGCCCCCACGGCGGCGCTCATGCCTTTGGCTATCACGGCACCAATTGCAATATTTTTGAGGCCAGCCATGTCTCGAGCAGCTTGCTGAGCATGGCGGCCCATCTTGTCTAATGCCTTTGACGCATCATTGGCACCGGACACGACGCCGCCGGCAGACATGCTTGCCCGCATCGCCAGTGCTAGTGTGGTTGCCATGATTCACCTGGGCTTCAGTTTGCTAAGCTCGGCCGCCACCTGCTCAGCCGTCATTGGCGGCTTGGCAATCGGCATGAAATCGTCTTCTCGTGGCGTGCGTCCCTTGCCGCAGTGCGGTGCAAGAACTGCCGCCGTGAGCCGTGCTGTCTGCCGCCATTCGCCTCCAAGTGGGTTCACGTACCGATGAAACGCCATCCACAACCGATATTCGGCAACGTCCATCCGTTGCCCAAGTTCCCGCAGTGTCATGCCCAGGTGACCGGCCAAGAGCAGCGGGAACGCATCCAGCGGCCGGTCAATCAGTTTTTTCCGAGTGCCTCAATCTCCTCGTCGTCCAAGTCGTTGTGCTTTTGAGCAATCTTGAAGAGCTTGGTGCAAACCTTGCCAGAGAGCTTCTTCAGTTGATCGTTGTTGAAAAGCGGTTTGCCGTCTGCGTCCACAAGGCAACGGCACAAATACCGGCTGATGTAGTCGTCAACGCCTTCGCCTTTGGAGCGTAGGCACTCAAGTTGCCACGCCTGCAAATCACCCACGGGCAGCGTGCGTATCCAAACATCGCAGCCCCACTCGGGCACGCAGACCTTCAGCGACTGAGTCTGATCAGCTTTGAGAATGTCGTCGGCAAGGCTCATTTCTTACTCTCTTAGTTTCAACGTGGCGGTGTATTCCTGCAGCTCCCCAACGCTAGCACGCCACGCAACCGATTGAAGCACGGAGTTGCTTGACCATATTGTCGTGGAGCCTTGGTACACCGCCACATTGGTGGTCGCGCCAACGTACGAGGCTAAACCAACGGAGCCTCTTGCACGAAACGTCACGCTGAGCGTGCCGTAGTCAACGTCAGCAGGGCGAAATGCTTTGATTCGAGACGTTGACGTGCGTGTCGTGACTTCAACCGTATCGGCCTGCACGCCGTCTACAGACACGGACACGACTTCTTCAAAGTCGTAATCGCCAAAAACCCCATCACCAAGAGTGACACCAACGCCTTGCGAGTTCTTCGCCACGACGGCCTCCCGTCGTTACGACTTCACCTTGAACGTCAGGCTTTGCTTGACGAGCTCGCCAACGCTGTAAGCCACACTCGACGAAGACACCGTTGCCGTGTAATTGCTGCTGGCGAACGAGAGCACGCCTGATTGACCTACCGCAACTGCAGTGGTTCCAAGCGCCTCCATGCTGATCTCGTCGTCCTTCAGGGCTGGCGACTGATAGACACGGTTGGCACCGCTGGCCAGGCCGAGGTGCGACTGATCCAGCAGATCCCCGCCGGGCGTCACCGTGACGCTGGTGACGGTGTACGTGGAGTTGTTGAAAGCAAACGAAACGCCCTGCGAATCGGTGGCCATGCTGGCGTGCTCCTAGTGAATGGCGGGCCGCTTCGGCCCTGCTTTCACACTAGGGGCAAGGGGGCGAATCCTTGCAGTTAGGAGCGGCCCTTCTTGGCCCTTGCCGCCATGTACCGAGGCAGTTGCTTGAGCGCGTTTTCGTAGGCCGTTTTCATCTCTTGAGCAAGAAGCCCTTTGACCTGAGACTCAGCGGCTGCCCATGCCTGTCGCACAGGTGCAACTGCTGGCATCCGGCCACGGCCAGCGTCATTTTTGGTGAATCTTTGCTTGCTGCCGTACTCAACCAAAAACTGATGCTGGGTCTTGTCTGATGCCTTGTTGCGACGTTTGGCGCCTTCTTTTGGCGGTCCCTTGGAGTTGGGTTTGCGAAACCCAACAATTGCAACAGCGGCTCCTGTTTTGGCGTACCGCTTAGCTTTAGTTGCAACTCCTCGGCGAAGATTGCCGGTTGGCCCCACTGGAGCCGTAGATTTTAAGCGGGCTTCGGCTGGCTTCATCGCTCGTTTGACGCCTGCACCAATGGCGGCCGATGCCAACGACTTGGGCAGCTGCCGAAACTGCTCGGCAAGTCCAGGCAGGTCTGGAAACTCAAACTCCATGCCTACGGGTCGTGCCATCACGTTGCCTCGTCAACGCGAAACTCAAACGACTGCTGCACTGAGTAGTACGGCAGCATCTGATCGTCGGCCGGCACGTCCACGCCATCGGCCTCGGTCACGAGCGTCGTCCGCTGAATCGTCACGCTGGCGGTCGTGCCGGTCCAACCGTCAAGCGTGAGCCGCACGGCACGGGCAATGCTTTTCACGCTGGTGTAAGAGGTGCCGTACGTGGTCAGTTGCAGCGTCACCACCGGGCTGCCGACGTTGCCTGCCAGGCTCTGCGGACGCTCAACGCCGGTGCGTTGATACACGATAAGCGGCAGCGGCGTGCCCGTGGGGGCAATCAGCGGGTACACCCGCGAGCTCACGTACTGGCTCACGGCCGTCTGGCTCGTCAGACGCTGGTACAGAAACGCTTCGGGGGCTTCGACAACGCTCATGCGGCGCTCTTTTCTGTGCAGATGAGCTCGAGGTAGCGGATGCGGTCAAACTCGTTGATGGCACCAATCTCAAGCGTGCGGTTGCGGTACACCACCCGCATGCTGGTGGTGATGCCAGACAGGGCACGAATCGTTACCTTGTGGCCAGAGAAGCCCACGATCTCGCCGTACCGTTCAGCCTCTCGCCCAGCGAGCGAGTCAACCTTGGCCCAAACCGTGGCGAAGGTACTCCACGTCAGCGTCGCCTCGCCAACGGCGTTCTGAGCCTTTGCGGGCGTCTCAATGGTGATTCGCTCGGTGAGCTCGCCGGCGTCGATCATCGGTAGGAGCCCCAGCGTGCAGTGTCCAGCAACGCCTTGGTGCCCATCGGCACCTCGGTCAACGCAGCCTCGGCGGTCATCTCACGATTTCGCCACAGGTGGGCCACCAGCATCAGAATGGCGGCCTTCACCGGGGCAGGCACGTTGCTACCGTCGCTTGAGTAACCGGCCCACCAGGTCACGGTGGTGCTGTTCTGATCGACGAGGTGACTAGGCCACGTCTTGCCGTACAGCGGCCGACAAACGCCCGGCGTGCTGTTGCGGTCCACCCGGTACTCGGTGGCGTCCAGCGTTGTCGTGGCAGACCCGGCGGATGGTGTGTAGGTGATTGTCGTGGCAGTGGCGGTGCCAGCCGTAACCATCGGCGGGCGTGGCAACTCCACGTCAAGATTGGGAACAGTGCCCTGGCGGCCTTCAATGTTGTTGCCGTCTGCCTTGAGCCCAAACTGCACCGGGCTGCCGATGGCCCCGTAGAACGAGTCCAGCCGCATCGTCCATTGAGTTTGGCAGAAGGTGCGATCGCAGTAGTCCTCTGCCCAGCGAGTCGCCGCCGTGATCAGCGTGCTGATCAGATCGTCCTCAGCAGACGAGTCAATACGCAGGTGTGCCTTGGCCTCGGCCAGCGTCACGGGGTTATTGGCGGGAGTGGTTGCCCGCACCAGGCTGCGATACCTCATCGCTTCTTTCTCCTACGTGGGGCGTCGGCCGTTTCAGTCGCCCGGCTTTCAACCATGGCCGTCTCGAGCAGCGGCTGCTCGTTGCGGACGAGCTCGCAGATGCCAGCAATCAGAAGGCTCTTCGCCGGCCCTTGCGGGTACTGGATGATGTCGCCTTTGCGGTACACGGCGTGCGGCTTCAAAAACCGCAGCCTGACGTAATCAGTTGGCACAGCTGGCTTCTCCGTGTTCGATTGAGCCCCACGCCTCGGGCGGCCGGCGGCCTCCCTTGTTCCAGTAGTCACTGGGCGTTTGATAGACGGGCTTAAGATCCCGCCCTGGCCACGTGAACTTGAGCTCGGCATGGCCGATGGCGATCTGCGGAGCGATGCCCGCCGTGTTGCCAGCCTCACGAAACACGCGCCAAAAGTGGATGTCGGGATCTGTTCTGGATTTTTCGCCCGGCGGCGCGTCGCCCCAATGGCCATCCGGCCTGGGCGTGCCCAGAAACCACGGGGCTGGCGTCTTCTTCAGTGCTGACGAGCGAATCAGCGTGCAGCCGAAGTGTGCCGTCTGCACCGGCTGCACCACGGCCTCAAACCACGTATTGGGCAGCTGCACTAGGCCGATGCTGCCGTCGTGCCCCTCGGGCGTAAACATCGGCACGCCTTCGTCCCGCTTGGTCTGCAGCGGGGCCACGGCGTCATAGCCGCTGATGAGAGCCGCCGTCATCAGCCGCTGGATGGTGTCCGCTTCAAAGACGCTGTCGTAATCGCACACCAAAAGCCAATCGGTGCGGTCCAGCATGTCCAGCAGCACACGATCCAGGCACTGCTCCCAAAACGCCCCGGTGAACTTTGTGGGGCGAATGTTGAGCGGCAGCAACGCTTGGGCGACGCAGAAGAAGTTGTCACTGAACGTCAGCCTAGGCACGCTGAATGCTGCCTCGACGGTGATCTCGTGCTCGACTTGTCCGACGCGAACTTTCAAAGGGCTCTCCTATAAACGCCAAACGGGCGGCCGGGCGAACCCAGCCGCCCGCTGTGGGCGTTATCTCAGTCAAGTCAAGCAATCAGACGCTGGCCACGTTGTTGACGCCGGCCTCGCTCGCGCTCGACGCATGGTTGTCGCCCTTGCTGAGCCGGGCGTTGGTGATCACGGCCACCGTGGTGGACGGGCTCACGGACACCGTCAGGTACCGCTTGCGGCCACGCAGATCCACGTTGAAACGGGCGATGCCGCCGACGTTGGCCCCGGTGCTGGCCCCAGTGGTCGCAATCGTGAAGCCCCCCGCACCCCCGCCGACCAGGGCGGTGATGTCGGTGGCGGTCGCACCGGCCGTGTCGGCCTCGCCAACCTTGAGCACGCTGGCCAGCGACACGTTTGACGCCGTGAACGGCGAGAACACGACATCGATGCTGGCGTACTTGTAGCCGAGCGTGTCGATCTCGTGCGTGAACGTCGCGCTGGACGCAACGCTTGCCGAGTGCTTGGCCACGCTCTTGGTGCCGGCTGCGTGATTCATGGCTTCAGGAACTCCTTAGGGAAGGGTGTGTCAGGGTCAGGCGAGCTTGAGGGCAACCACAGGGCCGGCTTCGGTCGTCGAGCCGAGGCTGTGCACGTTGATGTCGAGCCGCTGAACCGCACGGAAGGCGGTCTGGTCGGCCTCGAAGTACCGATCGGCACTCGACGCAATCTGCATGTCGGACTTCACCGCCATGATGCCGGCGAGCGACAGGTCGCCCACGTACGCCGCAATGGTGCCCGTGGTGGGGGCCGAGTTCATCTTGAGCACCCACACGACCGGCAGGCCGAGGAAGGTGTTCGGCGTGCCCTGGGCCAGATTCGCCGCCGTGTTGCCGCCAGCCAGAGCACCGACAGTGCCCGTGCCCACGGTGCCGCTGGACAGCATCATCCGCTGCACGCTGTTGTGGTAGACGCTGGGGTGCATGTACCACGCCGAGGTGCCGATGGCGTACCGGGGCAGCTTGGCGAGGGCACCGAGGTAGTCGTCGATGTCCAGCGTTGCCACCGTGGTGTTGCCGCTGGCGGCCGACGCAATCGACGCGGTGTGCGTGCCGTCGTCGATCTGAGCCAGGCCACGGATGCCACCGTAGGTGCTCGTGCCGGTCCCATTGAACGCCGCATCATCGATGGCGGCACTGAGCGAAGTTGCATATTCTTCTGCAAGCCACTGAGCCGTCGAGATGGCGTTGTCGGCCAGAAGCTCGTTGCTCACCTTGGTTGCACAGGCAATCTTCTTCGCCACCAGCTGCACCATCGTGGCGGTCGGGTCCGACGTGGTGATAGTGGTGTTCTCTCCCAGCCAGTAGCTGGTCACGCCCGTCAACCTGCGCGGGACGAGAAGCGTGTCGGACGACATGGTGACACGCTGGAACACGTTCATGGACACGCCGAACTTCTCGACGAGCCTGATGATGGTGTTGGAGAAATCCTCGAAAACGAGGACGCCACCAACCGAGTTCACCTGCCCGCCCATGTCGCGGTACTCGGTGCCGAGGTTGTCCGAGCACCACCGGCGAGCCTGCGAGTCACCGAAGTGAGCCTTGAGCCACATGCCGCAGCGGTGGGCGACCTCGGGCGTCTCAAAGACGCCCGCCTTGTACCCACGATAGGAAACCGGCTCAATGCGGGGCTTCATGTCGGTCGTCTCCATGGGGGCCGGCGCGGCCCGGTGCAGAACCTTGAGCAGTTCGGCCTTGCGGGCCTCGGCGGCCTCAGCCTTGGCAATCGCAGCCTTGATCCGCTCGGCCTTGGCGAGCAGCTCGTCGTACTTCGCCTGGCGGGACTCGACGGCCTCGACGCTGGAACGCTCGGCCGACGCCACTTCCGCCTCGCCCTCCGCAACCTCCTCGGCGGCACCCTCGTCCTCGAGGGCACCCATCTCAGCCAGAACGGAAGCGAGTTCGTCGAGCAGTTCCTTGACGCGGGCGGCCATGTGTCGGCTCCTGTGTGCGGTAGGTGATGACCTACCCGCACGGTAGAGCCAGACGTGCCGCTCCTTGCAGAACACGGCAGCGACGTTGTTGCCTAGTTAGGCAACGAGCGGCGGCGTATCTCGCACGACTTCACGACGTGCTTGGCCGTCTTGCGGCACGCAGGGCACCGCAGATACCGAGTGCAGACGCCGCCTTTTTCCGCTGACGAGTACACGCCAAAGCGTGCCGCTCGGCAGTGATGGCAAACGTCACCCGACTTTGTAGCCATGCTGCCTAAGAAACCTGCGGATCTGCTTTTCGGTCTTCGCGTCCCGTCGAAGAGCCGGCAGCGTCAGCGCCGGTCGGTGCGATTGTAG